CTGGGTAAGATGTAGCCATGCATGGGCTAACATTATGTCGAAGGTCATATCGTCTAGAAGGTCCGTACCCCAGATTCCACTGGGAATGCCGCCTTGTTTCTCTACAACGACATTCTCAAAGAGAGTAGGCATAAAGGCGACTTCTTGGAGGAGGGTTCTGATCCTCACGCGAAGGTCTGTGTCATGTCTGGGCAGTCCATAAAAAGCAGCTAAGATCTCTTCTGTTGCTAAAATGGTTTCTGCGCTTACGCTGTTATCGTACGACTTAGCGTCTAAAGGGATGAATTTTCCACTATTGCGGAAAAGATGGAGGTAAATCACATCCCAATCCCTTATTGGATCGGCGTTGAAAACGTAAGGACTTTGTTCGAAATCTGACGCAAAAGCGTGATGGAGAGGGGCAAATATTCTCTTGAGATTCAAAATGGTCGGCAGAGGCACATTGTAATAGATGCGCTTCCGATATTCTTTTCCAATAGCTAACGTTTCTGATTTGTAGTTCGCGTCACACGGGAGGCTTAGTCGCTTGCCTTGGGCTGCCATTGTCCATTGGTCTTTAGTCCATTGTTCTATCTTCGTGCTCAGGAATTTTCCATCGTTGGTAACGAGATCAGATTTGCTAGTAGCGCCTGGGTGGGTTCGTTGTAGGAAAACGCCTATAGTTGTGCCCAGGTCCAGGGGAGAAGAACGGTAATCTTGAGTAATCGCTTGAGTGATGGACAGAGGACATAGAGGAGATCGGCCAGATTGTAGGAAATAGAAATCTCCTAGTTGGCGTGCTATCATGGAAAGACTAGGGTCTTGCGCATGATGGAAATTCTGTTCTAGCCGTTGGGTCCGAATCAGAAATGGGAATTTATTCCCGTATTTATCATCAGGAATTAGATGTTCGTAGTCTAATCGCACTTGAATTGCGGGAAGAGCCGGAATCTTACGGTCCATTCCTTCAATAGTACGGGGAAAATCGTCTATATGATGTTTCCGATTCTTGCCATCCATCGGTTTCATGTTCCGAATGTGGAAGAGAGGGCTTAAGGCTCCCTGTGGAACGTAGGAGCCGGGGGTTCGTTTCGTGGCAAGGTCTTGCATTGCGGGAGGAGTATAAATTACGCCTTGTGTAGTGCGTATTTGTGGATATTTATCAACGATAGAGAGACATTGAGCTTTGTCCAAACTCTTCGTTGCAATTTCG